CGTTCGTTCTACACCCGCCACCCCCGCCGCCAATTTGCGAACAGCCGCCCATCAAAAAATCACTTGCGCTTCCGACCGTCCCTATGTTGGCGCAACCGCCGCCCGATAAAAAACCGCCGTCAATTCTTGAAGCAAACGGATAACTACCTGCCGATGTTCCTTCATTTGCTCCGCTTCCAAGTCCACCCCTATCTCCTACAATTTGCCCGAAACCCGAAAAACTGGCTGGCCCCATTGCATCTGAAGAACCGGCTTCGTAGGGCTGATTACCTTCGCCAGCTTCGCCTGTCCCATACACACCGACAGCACCTCCACCGCCATCTGCACCGCCGCTACCTCCAGCCCCTCCGGTGTTATTTACGTCACCATTGCTTGCTGCCCCACCAGCACCGCCTGTTTCATTGTTTGCGCCACCACCCCCACTACCCCCGTTTGCTGTTAGCGTTGCGCTTAGCCCTGTTCCAGCAACAGTAGAATTACCTCCTGCGGCACCGTTACTGTTGCCGTCATTTCCTGATCCACCCACACCAACTACAACGGTAAAACTTCCACCTGTTGTTACAGCAAGGCTATTTTTTTTGCAGTATCCTCCCGCCCCACCTGACGCTCCATTTTGATCGCCGCCATTGCCACCGCCTCCAGCCCCAATTACATGGATGCAAATATTGCCGTCCTGAGGAGGAACAAAAGTTTGTGATTGCGTTAGTGAAATTTGGGGTAAAGTGTCGTTACCGCCTAATATTACTGCCATTTTAAATCTCCTTTAAAGCTCTAAAAATCCAATTGTACTGTCAACAAAGACAAGCTGTGTAGCTTTTCCGCTTTGAAGCGTACCATCTCCCGCAACAGAATTGATATTCTGCGAATTACGACCAATAGTTACTGTGCCGCCGCCCGTAGCTTTGATCGTCACTACATCTCCTGCACTGGCAGAGGCGGGTAACGTCATAGTTAAAGCAGAGGTTTTGTTAACAATAATCTGATCGCCCGACACCATCGTGTACGCGGCTGTTTTTACTAGCCAATCGTTATACAAGCCGCCCACTGCCGCAAACGATAACACGCCAGAGCCGTTAGTGACCAAGGCTTGGCCGCTACTCCCTGCCGAACTAGGAAGGGTCAAAGTAATGTCAGCGGTAGATGCTGGGCCAGCTAGGGTAACTTTGTTAGTCCCGTTATCTGAGTCCTCAAAGAACTGTACGAATCCCGCGCCTGTCGCGCCGTTCTTTACGTGTAGCCCTGCATTACCGACGATTGTGCTTGCCGCAGTAATAGTGCTTGCCCCAGCAACTGCACCTGCAAAATTAACAGTGGTAGTGCCTGTGGGTATTTCGATTACGTCTGCATCAGCGTCATTCTTGATTGTGACATCGTTGGTCGAACCTTGGCCGGTGAGTATCAACCCCTCTGCCGACGTAAAACCAAGCGCGGCTCCATCTCCTGCCGCTGTAGCGCCAGTAGCCTTCAAGGTTCCTGCGGCGGTAAGATCACCTGCAACGGTGACGTTAACAGTGCCTGTGGGTATTTCGATTACGTCTGCATCTGCATCGTTTTTAATGGTGACATCGTTGGTAGACCCTTGACCCGTTAAGATCAAACCTTCGACAGAGGTAAAGCCTAGAGCGGCTCCATCCCCTGCCGCAGTATCTCCCGTAGCTTTTAATGTCCCCGCCGCAGTCAAATCTCCCGCAACCGTTACATTGACCGTGCCGGTTGGAATCTCAAGCACATCCGCATCAGCATCATTTTTAATTGTTACATCATTTGTAGAGCCTTGCCCTGTTAGGATAAGACCTTCTGCGGCTGTAAAGCCTATCGCCGCATTATCACCGGCGGCAGTATCACCCGTGGCCTCGACAGTCGATCCCGTGATCACGCCAGAGGCGGTAAAGGTAGTACCGGCTAAAGTTGCCGCAGTAAGTGCAGTGACTGTTAAATTAACATTCGCATCCGTAACCGTAGCCCCTGAACCGCCACCGTTAAACTTGATAACATAGTCTCTTCCTGCTAACAATTCAAAGTCGTTACTAGTGTTATACGTGCCTTGAAAAATTAAAATAGAACGACTGCCGCTTAAACTATTCCGCACATGAACAATTTTCTCAGCATTATTTGGCGTTAGTTGAACAAAAACAGTTCCTCCAATATCACCTCCATCTACAAACTCAATATACTTATTACGTCCGTTTGAAACTGCTCCGTCTGTAATTGGCAACGAATTTGGCGACCCCGAAGAGCCCGTAGCAGACAAAGTTATTGCAATAATGCCTTCAACCGCTTGATCAATTATGTCGCTATTAGTGTTAACAGTATCGCCCCAAGTACCGGATTGTTCTCCTGTACCGGGCTTCTCAATACCTAAAAAAGTTGTATATGTACTAGCCATTTTTTATCATCCTTACGCTACGACCATTTCGGTCCAAGTAGTAGTTGCATCCGGTATTACTCGACCCCAAACTATCGCGTTTCCTACCGAAGCATTAGCTTGAAGACCGGACACGCTTATCGATACTCCCGTGCCTTCAAGAACCTCTACACCATTTATCCTTGCTACCGTAACTAAACCCGAAGGCGCGGCTTGAGTGTTAAAAATTACTGATACGGACCCTATGCCAGAGGTAGAACTAAACGCAGGAGAAGCTACACCATTACCCCATGTGGAAGCATTCGACGATTGAGTAGAGGAGTTCCATCCTTCAAACGCTGTTACCGCATTAGCCATTAGGCTATCCGTATAATCGCATTAGTAGCATTAGCCGCGGGCATTTGAATAACAAAATCGCCCGAAGAAGATGCTTTATCTGATCCAAAATCTAAGACCAATACCGCTTTATCACTTTGAGTGTCGTTATAAATTAACGCACCCCGCGCAGTAATCGTACTGCTACTATAAGTAACATCAGAAAAATCACAAAAAGCGGTGGTTCCCGAACTGGTAGGCGTTACGTTAGTTAACGCTGCGCCTCCGGTAGTGTAACCATTACCATTAGCCACTTCATTTGATGTAGCATATGCTGTCGTAGACGCATTTAACGTAGCACTGTTTGTATACAGAGCTAATTTAAAAGTATTTGCACCGTTTGTGAAGTTATGTGTACCGGTCAAAAGCTCTTTTTTAAAGCTAGTACACATAAAGTTTCCGTTAAAAGCCATTATAATCTCCTAATTAATTCAGCAAGTTGCGGCTGTCCTGCGTTTTTTAGTTCATTAAAAACGGTTGTTCTGTCGCTTTTAACCGCCTCTCGCAAATAAAAAGTAACTAACGTCTTCACTTGCTCTCTGTAGGCTAGGGCCTGACCCTTTATTACTTCAGGAGCGTCTTCAGACACGTTTATGATGTGATTTACACACCTTTCCGCAATTTCTTCCGGTGTAAAGCCTCTATTAGAACAAGTTTGGACAGTAACGCCAAAATCCGTGTTTAATAAAACTTGATCCGTTAGCATTATTGTTTCGCCCTTATTACCATTCCGGTTCGATATTCATCTGTAACTTCTTTGGCTTCACCAAACATTTTCAAAGCATTTAATGCTTCCGCAAACCTTTTCTGGTATTCTTGTGTCATATCCGCTTCACCTTTCATGTAAGTATAGCATTCTACTAAACTTCCATAAAGTAAGGCTACTTCTGCGTTCTCACTTAACCACGTTGTTACCGAATCTGACCCTGCGGTCAAACTTGTGGGTCGATAGTAATAATGTAGCTCTGCTGTATAGTTAGAGTCCGGAGTAGGTCCTACTATAAAACTAGTTACATCAAACAAAGCATAACACTTAGGCTTTCCAGTGGTAGTAGAGTTAGGGTTAAATGCCTGAACAAAATCTACATCACGGTAATCTAAAAATGTCTTGGAGCTATTTTCTGTTACAGCGCCATTATCGTCTGTAGGCTGAATAGAAAAAGAAAATGGCGCTAAAAAATCGGGGGGAACCGGCAAGAACTCATTACTTTGTGTGAACGACGCTTGAGCATTTTTGCGAAACAAAGACAACTGAACATTTTTGAGAATACGCTCTTCCGCTTGTCGAATAAACAACGGCAAGTTAGATACAAAACTAGTTTCATCATTTTCAGTGTAGTCTTGTAAAGCTGTTTTAAGCGTCCCGAAAGTAAAGCTCATATAATTACCTTAACTTTTCCAACACTACCCGTGGCTTTTAACGGATTGGGAGTTAAACCATCTTCTCCCCTAAACCCAACAGGGTCAAATCCATATTGAATATTGCGTTGTTCTTCTAAACCGGTCTGAGGACGAGCATCTTTCAATGCTTGAGGATCACTAACTTTTCTAAACGGCCCCAACTGAGGTTGTTTAGATTCATACTCGTCTTTGCCGACTAAAGAACCGTTCCACTCCTTACGCATATCTTTGTAGCGATAACGAAAACCCGACCTGTCCGAAATAGCGTAAGCGTTTTTTCCTGAAGCGTATTTAGCCATTATTAGGACCTAAAATACATGTAACTAGGGGTAATGTTAAAAGAAGCACGGTCACGATCTTCCATCATTGCCCGATCAAATTCTTCTTCATAGATGGTCTTTAACAATTGCACCTTATTTGGCGCACGTTTAACAGACAAGTAATAAGCCAATCCTGCCGCCAAACACGGGTAAAATCTAAACGGTACATCCAAGGTATTAATGGGTGAGTCCGCATTATCAATTCTAGTCAACCGATTAAATTTAAGAACATCAGTGTTGTTTTCAGGAGTGGGCCACACTTTAATGACCGGCGTTATTAACCGATCAATAAAGAATTGATTAACGCGGCCCGTAGTCGCTTTGTTTGGTATGCTTATAAAGCCATCGCGGCTTAAACGAGTAATACTGAAATCGGTGTTATCTCGGGTGACGACTACCGATAACAAATCAATCGTAGAGTTAACATCCGAAAAATCTACAACTGCCGAAGCCGTTGTCGTTGAGGAACTTGTACCACCGGTCAAAGACTCATTAAGTGCAAAAGTACCTACCGGTATCGTAATTGCCAAAGAAGTAGAAGAAGGGATATTAGTGATCACTGCGGTTGCACCGCTTGTACCACCGGTCAATGTTTCAGCTATATCAAAACCCGAAGACGACGCAACGGATATAGTTAAGGTACCTGCCGGATACACAGAAACACCTGTCGCCAACGGAACAGACACTTCTTGAATAGTCCAAGCGTTTAAACCTCTGTTGGCCCATTCTGCCAACATTATGTTTAAAGAACGCTTTGCTGTTTTAAGGTCGTAACCAGTACGAACTTCTAACCCACAACGCTCAAACGCTTCCTCAATATAATCGGTAACGTCTAATTCAAAATTAGTACTGTTAGAGGTTGCCATACCTAGTTATCCTCGTCATCCTCGTCATTATCTGCGTATAAATTATCAAACACAATAGACGGGTCCGTATAACTTTCATGCCCTTCAGCCGAGTGCAATCTCTGACTAGGGAAAAAATCTGGTGCGCCATCACCAGTACGCCAAAGTGCGGGACTGGTAGCTCTAACACGGTTATTGGGTAGTGCAACCATGTTTCCGTACCAAGGACCGGGCTCTGTAATGTACATCAAATGACTCTGCTTATGTTGCGCGGGATCATCCGCTATATGGTGATCAGTGTAATCAATCGTAAACAAATACCTTGCGGAGTAAAAGTCATGGTTGATTTTAGCAAGCCAAGGACTGCTACTTACTCTATCCATTGTAATTATGGAATGATCCCTAGATTCACAATCCCAAGGTTGAGCCAAGTGATCGTTCATTTTTTCAGGCCAATCTTCCATGACAATGTCAGCAACTAATGCTTGCAGTGGCATTCTTGCCCACATTGCCCCTCCGTGAAGGTTTTCCATGTCTTCTTCATCGTCAACCTCACAACCCGTAAAAACAACTTGAAAGCTCAAAGAACGATCCGGTATGGTATTTACAGCTATAGCTAAAGCATGTAAATACTCGCCGTGGTATCTTTGATGATTGCAGGTAAATTCTTTTCGCACCCAACATTTAAAATGTGGAATGTTACTTATCAAATAGGCCATTACGCTTTTACTACTTTAAACCCTTTATTTTTTAAAAAAGATCGGGCTTGGGCCACCGTCATGTTGTCTTTTACAGCACCGCCCATTGCCATTCCTTTTGCTTTTTTCTTAACAGCACCGCCCATTGCCATTCCTTTTGCTTTTTTCTTAACAGCACCGCCCATTGCCATTCCTT